TCACGTTGCCGCCACAACACAAGCGCCTTCAGATCCTTCAGATCGTCAGGGTAACCGGCACGCTTCAATGCCCGGCCAAGTGTCTTGGTGCAAAGGATGTTCCACTCGTCAGGTGAACCAGACGCAGGCACAGGTTTCCAAGCGGTCACATCTGATCGGCCCGCAGGGAACCGGATCGTTGCAAGACAAAACTGTTTGTCTCCACCGAACTTGTCCGGCACTCCCACATCAGAACCGGCTACAAGCTGGAAGTCGTAGGTGGCTTCAGGATGATCTTCTAGTAGAAGACCCAACCTCAAACCGGGGGATGCGTAAAACTCGCTTATTGCTGCCATGCGTTTCAACCTCGCTCTAGTCCTTCTATGTACGAGCTTCATTGTAGGGGAAGGGGTGGACGCAAACGACGGGGCGCGCCCGCTACCACTGGGTTGAGCGGCGGGTTGGGGGTGGGAAAAGAAATATCAAACAATCTTGGTTAGTGACTTGATAATGTCACACCCATGCTGTATCGTTATCTACATGACATCGACCGAACACACCACATACGAGCAAGTTGTTTCATACGAGCAAGTTGTTTCAGCCGGAGCGTTGGAGCATGACGCAATCATGGTTGAAGGACTTGCCCGCCGAGTCATTGAAGGCGAGGCGTGGATGACAGAGATGACCCTTGACATGATCGCAAGTCTGCGTCGGAATGCAGACATCATCGAACAGCAGATCGAACGGATGAACGAGTACAACGCCAACCCTCTACCGGAGTGAGACAAAGCGTCCTACCCGTTTGATACAATCCTAATAAGTAATCACAACCAAGGAGCAAAGAAGAATGAAGATTCACCCTGAACACCTGAAGAACAGAATCGCGTTGGCAATCCGCATTGCGGACTCCGCCGCCGCTTGGGAAATCCCCAACCGCTACCTGTTCGACTTCCCGTTGGACGGGATGATCTGGACCCGCATCTGCGAAGGAGCGGGAATCACTCGTCGGCCCTCGGTCGATACCATCGCCGCCGCTGTCGCCATCGTCGCCGCCCGGCAGGTGGCGGCATGACACTCACGATCAGCAAACTTGAATCATCTGCACCGCTTCCCTTTATGGTGCGAACAGAAGACGACACACTCGTCGGCACTTTCGCCACTGAACAAGAAGCGGAACAGTTCGTTGCGAGATACACGGTTCCGATGTTCCCTGAAGTTGAAATCGAAATCGACTTAGACGGACCAGAAGGAAACGCTCACTACATCCTCGGTGCTGTGAATCAAGCGTTGCGTTCAGCGGGTGCAACCAAGGAACAGACAACCGATTTCATCAACGATGCGACAAGCAGTGACTACGAGAACCTGTTAGAAGTTGTCGCCCGTTGGGTCAACCTAGATGCCTACTGAACGGCAAAGCTTTCTGTCTACCGGACAGGGTATGGTGGCCCTATGAGGAAACTACTACTAATCGTCGCCCTGCTCGCTGCCGCAGGGTGCGGCTCTGAATACGACAACGGCTACGACGGAAGCGGCTTCGACAGCGGCATAACCGATTCTGACTTGAGCGAGTACGCCGGGTTGCAAGACTCATGGGATGAGGAAGACATCGAAAGCCAAGCAAACATCTGCATGGCTATCGACATCGACCCTTCAATCGCACGAACAACCGCTATCGAAAACGGCGTGGACCCCGATGTGGCAGAAGCTTTCTTCGAGGAAGTTTGCCCGTAACCCTCCCGGCATTTCTTAGAGTCTGGTTTACAATTAGGGCATGGCTACACCTAACGCGATTGAGCGGTTGGTATGGGGGCGTTTCGTCAACGATTGGTCACGCCTCGCACACCGGGCTACCCAGTGGAAGTACTTTACGCTTCCTTCTTGTAGCAGGCTTGAACTTCCTAAAGCCCGCACAGTAGCTATCCCAACCGGCCCTGTTCAGTGGCCTGACTGGTACATCGGTTTGACAACCCGCCCGTTCTCACCGGATATTGTCGGACCATCAGGGATCTCAACGGGGACGTTCATGCAACAAGGAACGGACAAGACTCGGACGCTGACCTACGGTGGGGGTTACGGTAAGTGGGAACAAGCACGGACGTTGATCCCTCTGCCTGCTTCCGGCGAGTACTACACACGAGGCTGGCCGACCCCAAGCTGGGACAGGCATGAGATTATTACCTCGCCTGACGGGACGGTCCATGAGCTAATTCAGTTCGACCCGCTCGCTGCGCCTGCGTTACCGCCTATCCCTAATCAGGCGCTCATGTGGGGCCGCTGGTTGGACGGTGTGTGCGTTGAGGGCAAACCCTGCACTGCTACGGGTTACGCCCATCACATGCACGTTTGGACCCCTTGGTCGCAGACTGATCCGCATGACCTAGCGATTGTCCTACCGGATTACGTCGGTTGCGACGGGACGCTCACCACTGGGCCACGCGCCGGGGGGAAGTTGGTGTTGGATCGTGGGTCTGGTTCTTATCAGCGGATGGTTGCTCTTGGCGGTGAGTGTCGTTCGCTTGCTGAGGCTGCTGCGTTGTACGGGTTGAGGATCATCGACCGCTCAGGCTTTACAAACAATGATCCTGCGAAACCGTTGCAACCACATATCCAAGTGCAGACAGGTAACACTTGGGTTGGGTCGAACGTAGGGAAGTTCACTCTTACGATGACTGACTTGCTGGAGGCTGAGGACGTATGACGGGGGCGTGGCTTCTAGCGGCGGCGGTGTTTTTCACTTGGGGCGCTGTCGGGTTTACCGTTTCGGCAGTGATCCTTCAGGCGTACTTGACGCATCTCGCACGTTTCGGTTTCACGATGATCGCTTTGACATCATTCGGAATTGCTGCTTCAGCGATAGTCTTCGCAGCAGGGTTTGTTGATGAAGACCACCGAGGTCAACTGCGAGTTGTGTACGGGGCGTGTATCGCTATCGGCATCATCTGCGTCGCACTGTCTTCAATGATTGAAACAGCGCTCATGCGCAAACAGTGTGAGCTAATGGAACGCATAGAACGGGGCGATAAGTGGCTGAACAATTCGGAGTAACAACGATAGTGGCGATTGGTATAGGCGCGCTGACGACGGTACTCACTTACATTTCAGGCCGCAGACCTTCACAAGCTGATTACGCTGAGAGACTGTTGAACGCAACGGTTCCCGCTGCGGAGATGCTTGGTAAGCGGCTAGAGGTGTTGGAAGCGGATCTTGCTAAGAGCAGAAAGCGTTACGACCGGCTTGAAGCACGAGCATCGTCTGAGGCTTTTCGTTGCAACGAACTTGAACGCAAGTTCGCGGCACTTGTCGAACATCTCAAACAGGTAAACGTGCCGATGCCTGACAGTTTGATTCAACCTACCCGGACCGCCCGGACCCGAAAGACTGACACGGGAGAAGAAGAATGAAACAACTTATTGTTCCCATCGTTGAGAAGGTGTTATCTCAATTCGTTCAAGCGTTCGTCGTGGCCCTGTTCGGCGGGATGGCATTCGGTTGGACGGCGATCCAGTGCGCAGTGTTGGCTGGGGTGTCGGCGGTTATCACGCTTGCGCTCAACTCGGTCAACTCCGCTGTGATCCCTGTGGGGATGCCGTTCTACACGGATCTCACATTGCGTGTGTTACGTTCCGGTGCGTCTGCGTTCCTTGCGTTCATGGTGATGGCACCCGTGCTTGACGTTCAGTCAGGCGATTTCTGGAAAGCGGCGCTTGGGGCTGGGGCGGTTGGCGCTGTGTCGGCGTTGAAAGCTGAAGGCGCTCGGCGGGTTGGTGACCCTGAGACAGCGGCGCTTCTCCCAGTGGCTTATGCTCCTGAGCCGATGGCTGACTAAAAACAAATAGCCCCCCCGCCCTAGAGCGAGAGGGTTTCTTTGTTCGGCCTTCACAGGTTGCGCCGATCACATTTCTGTATCGGTCTGTCGCCCCGGTTTTGTAGTTGGCTGGCCCCTGATCTGACGGCAAGTCATCGGGTACTTCAGGTACAACATCCGAGAGTTACGTTCTCCCCTTCATCTGCCTCCCCGCAGTCAGTACATCAGGCGCAGTCGCCTGTGTGGTCCTCAATGCCTTGAGTGGACTCTTGCCGGGTCCGTGACCTGTCACAGGTTTACAACCCTGCAAGGGGTTGCCCTGATGTCTCTGCGGTTCTTGTTGTGCTAGTCGGACTGGAAGCGAAGTGTGCGCAACCCTTAGATATGTTGCGAGGGAGAGGAGTGCGATGAGTTCCGTGACTCTATTCCAAGAGCCGTGGGTGTATGGGTTACTCGGTGGCCGTTTGATTCTTCACCTCAAGTGCCAAGGATTGCGCACGCTTCGCTTTCAGCTTGACTAGCTGACTTCAAGGTTTCAAGGCTTGACCAGAATGTGTAGGCTCCCACTGCGTAGCACCGATGTACCTTGCTCACGTTGATGCCTCCACCAACGCTTTGATCGACTGTTCTTGCGTCTTTCCCCGCCGGGGAGTTGCACCCCGCCACATTCTGCTCAAGGCTTGAAGCCTTGAAGTTGTTTGCCTGTTGTCTCTCAGGCTTTGCCGTTACTTTCTGTTCCTCGGCTGGAACCGTCACCGTGATTTGTAGTGGTGCGCTACTGCCGCCTCACCCTTTCAAGACTCAAGCGAACTGTCTTGATGGAGCCTTGGGTCTGGCTCGGGTGGCGGTCGTTCTCTGTTTGGTTTTGATGTTGCGTTTGTTTGTCTCCTTGCTGTTGGTTGCTCCTACCCCTATGAATGTAGTTGATGGTTCTACACTAATCAAGTCAATAACTACTATTTGTTTGTGACTCTTGTCACATCGCCAAGACCACCCTGCCAACCCACAACCACACGACTACGATCAACCACATGGACTCAAACCTTTCGGCTGAAGACCTAGACCGCTACGTCGAACTCGTAGACCACGAGATGTACGCCCGCCAAGGAATCGTCATCCACGCCGGAGTGTTCCCCGACGACAACGCTCCGCACGGCATGAACGACGAGGAAGAAATGGTATGAGCCGGACGACCGCACAACTCCGAGTCCTCTGGTCGCCCGCCTGCACTGGGCCGTTCGCTTCCGTTCCCCTGTTCGGCGGTGCTTCGATCAGTGTTCGTGCCTCAACCGTTGAAGCTTGGCAAGCACTCAACGCTGTACTCATCAAATGGGACTACAAGGCCACACCCCCCGACTGCGGTGCGTACAACTGTCGGGCCATCACAGGTGGGACGCAGTACTCGCTCCACGCTTACGGGATAGCCGCTGACATCAACTGGCAGAAGAACCCTTACGGTCCTGTCCTCATTACGGACATGCCTCGTGGGATGGTCGATGAGATCAAAGCGATCAGAACAAACAACGGGGTCGGCGTGTTCCGCTGGGGCGGCGACTACTCTGGCAACAAAGATGCGATGCACTACGAGATAGTTGCTTCGCCTGCTGAGATAGCAACAGGAATAGCAACAGGGTCACAACCGATCCCAACACCGGAGGATGAAATGGCAAGCAGTTACCTAAGATTGAATCAGCCCGGAGATCCGAACCACGGTCGTGTCGAAGTGATCGACGACTTCAACCGTCGTTGGATTTCTGCTGAGGAACTTCCGTTGCTGATCTTCTTTGGTGCGAAGGTTCAGGATGTAAACCTTGATGTGTTCACAAAGCTGACAGCGAATAAGACGGTGAATCCGATTGTTGTTAGCGGTGGGGCTGCTGCACCAACGTCGGCACAAAACGCAACAGCAACAGCGGACATGATTTCTCAGCGGTTGCGTTCGTAATGGCTAAGGGGAACAAGGTCGTCATCTACAAAGGAAGCGAGTCAGGGTTGTGGCGCTGGCGTGCCGTGGCCGGGAACAACCGGGTGATCGGTGCTTCCGATCAGGCGTTCAGGTTCCGGTGGTATGCGGTCCGTAAAGCGCGCAATGCGTTTCCTGATGCTCGCGTTGAGTACGAGAACCACGACACTGAGGGTTAGACCATCAGTGTTCCACGGATCAGCATGAGAGCGTAGTCACGCTCAGGCATCGTGAAGTCTTCCCAACCTAAGCCGACACTGTGAGCCATTGCCCTACAGATTGTTTCCTCGGGCCAGTCGAAACCGACCATGAGGATTGCTGTGGCTTTGAGCCGGTCAATGTCAGTAGGAGTGAATCTCAGTTGAGTCATTCTGAGAAGTAGCTTTCCACAGTGGTGCGGCAGTCTGCAATGACCGGGCCGGGTAGCGGGTGACCGTTTAGGGTGCGCTCGTTCGTGCCGAGCCTGACGGAAAAGGAGTTGTCTAGACCCCACTTGGATTGGTAGTTGATACCAAGTGAGTCAAGCTTGTCTTGCAGGTCCATAGCCCGCATGTTCGTTTCGTAGTTGAGTCTTTCTGACTCATCCTCGTTCCATCCTGCGGCGGCGAGTGCTTTGACTGCTTCTTCAAGCAAAGCAACCTCGGGTAGTCCTCTGAGGAATGTGAGCAGGGTTTGTAGTGCGTTCATCTGGTTCTCCTATTGCGTTGTGTATTTGATAAGTGTAGGTGTTGGGTTAGACGGGAAGCGTTAGCCGCGCCAACCCCGGCAAGCATTACGGTCATCTTCCTTCCTCTTGTCAGCAAAAGTGTGGCTCGTCTGAATGCGACGGTCAGCCATTGCTCTAAGGCGATCTTCACGACCGGCCCGACGGGTCGCCATGACTGCTTCTGAAATCTTGCTCTTGTTCTTCTTCATTTCAATCTCCTTGGTGTTGTGACTTCAGTGTAGATAGGGGGTGTGACACTATTCGTGTCACACCCTTTCGGTTCAGACCACGCAACCGTGACCATCGGAAACCCGGCTACGAGTTGGATCTGTTCTGCCGCTTGTGTGCGTGCATGGAACAAAGTGCATATCGAACACTGGCCGAGGCACGTTGCTCATCATGCAGAACATGTTGAGCAGGTATGGACACATTTGCTGTGGGTGCCAGTTGGTGCTTCCGTCTAGTTCTGGAAGAACTACCGGGCTAATTGAGTTGATGTACTGTGTCTCGTTCATCTCTTTACTATAGCACGATGAACTACATAATCAAGTCAATAAGTACCGATATGGAAGATTTCTTCAGATTTCTTTTCACCCCCAAACCAACCCCGTCCACCCGACATGTAATACTTGACCTGTCGGGCGTGGTCCCGTTGAAGCTTGAATCTCCTCTTAGTCGATGTCTGACCAAGCCGAGGGCGACTCTCCTTGTCGTGTTGTGAGCCACGCCCGACAAACAAGGAGTAGCATTACACCGTGGACCCGCTAGTCGTCATACCACCCGAACTCCTCGCACTAGCAACCGACCACGAGCGCGAGCAATACCGCCTATACCTAATCGACCGGGCCGTAGCCGCCGACGACTGGGAACCGTGGCTCATGTCGATGGCACCCGGTTACGCATCGGCACCATTCGGAGATCATCACATCAAGTTTTGGGAATGGGCATGGGACATCAAACCGAAAGAACGGCCAAGACCATTCGTTGCGATCTGGCCGCGAGGTGGGGCAAAGAGTACAAGCGCTGAGATGTGCGTCGTCGCGTTAGCCGCACGACAGAAACGCAACTACTGCTTGTACGTTTCCGAGACACAAGATCAGGCAGACGACCACGTTGCCAACATCGCTGCGCTGCTAGAGGATGAAGAAGTCGGGTTCGCATACCCTGAACTTGGTTCAAGGTTGATGGGTAAGTTCGGATCAGCGAAAGGCTGGCGGCGAAACCGAGTCCGCACTGGGACAGGCTTCACGATTGACGCTGTAGGACTTGACTCCGCTGCACGAGGAATCAAGTTGGAAAGTATGCGCCCCGATCTGATGGTCTTCGATGACATCGACAGCGAAGCCGATTCCCAACTCGCAACAGACAAGAAGATCAGGACGATTACCCGGAAGCTTCTCCCTGCGGGGTCGAACACTTGCGCTGTGATCGCAATTCAGAACAAGGTCCACGACGATTCGATCTTCGCCCAGCTTGCTGACGGTCGGGCGGACTTTCTTCGAGATCGGATTGTGTCAGGTCCGATACCCGCTGTGTGGAACCTTGGTTGGATTGAGCAGGATGGGTTGTTCAAGATAGTTGATGGGCAGGAGTCGTGGGAAGGTCAACCCGTTGATTCGTCGCAGGCGTTGATGAACGACATTGGGCTGACAGCGTTCCTTGCCGAGTGTCAACATGCGACGGTCACGATGACGGGTGGGATGTTCGACCATATCAACTGGCCGCACCTACATGTCACTGAGGCGGAGCTTCCTGTGATGCGCCGGGTAGTGGTCTGGTTGGACCCGGCTGTGACTTCTACGGATCAGTCGGATTGTCAGGGCATTCAGTGCGACGGGCTTGGTGTTGATGGTTTGATCTATAGGTTCTGGTCGTGGGAAGGTCGGACAACACCATTGGATGCTGTGAAGCGGGGTATCCGTGCGGCGATTCAGTGGGACGCAACGACATTAGGCATTGAGTCGGACCAAGGTGGCGATACTTGGAAGGCTGTGTATCACCAAGCGTGTGAGGATCTGCGGGCCGGGGGCGAACTGGCTGGGTCGGCTCCGAGGTTTGCTGCTGCGAAAGCGGGTGCGGGTCACGGGTCGAAGATGATGCGCGCTCAGAGGATGCTGGTTGATTATGAGCGGAACAAGATCAGGCATCTGGTTGGGACACATCAACAGCTTGAGTTGGGGTTGATGCGCTTCCCGAAAGCGAAGCCTTACGATCTGGTTGACGCTGCGTACTGGGCGTGGGCTGATCTGGCGGGGAAGTCGAACCGTGGGCGTTCTCGTGTTGGGTCTGCGTCGGGGCAGACGGTCGGTCAGTTCAGTTACAACTGATAACGCAAAGAAACCCTCTGCCGTCGGTTGACTGCACAGAGGGTTCCTTTGTTCCTATCTTCTGTCACCCGAGGTCTACAACCCTTGGAACACCGGAAGATTCGTTCAGCGGCGGGACTTTGTTTCAGGCGATATTCCCTGTGCTGCTTTTAGCCTGTATTGCGAATCAAGTTTTTAGAAGATGCCCTTGGACCGGCTACTTGCTTTCGTTCTTACTACTCCACGGATTGTGCGCACGCACCGCTTCACCTCAGAACTAATTGCTTTTGCCGTTCTCCGCATTCACTCGCGCTATGTCAACATCCATCCACCACCTTCATAAGCACATCGCTGTGTGCCGTAGGGCGCTTCACTTGGCGATCAGCCCGGTACTTCTACGGTTCCAAGTTCATCATCTAAGAACTTGATTCTTGTACTTGAGAGTCTTTGGTGTGCGGACCCTAACCGCCGTGTTCCCCGAGCTGTTGCTTTGTCCGGTTCTTTAGGTTGTATTGCCTTACCCCCATAAAGATAGTCGATGCGACTACACATGTCAAGTCAATAATCAAGATTCTTTAGATTTCTTTTTCGACCCCCCACGCCACACCGCCCAGTAGTAACGGCCCGCCCCCCCTTTTACTGTCACACCCCACCTGTAGTATCTGTTACATGATCCTGACTCAAGAACTCGTAGGCGAAAACACGGCAACCGGCTCGGTATGGGAATGCGTCACACCCACACCTCACGATTGCACCGGCATCGCAAAAGTCGCAGTCACGCAAACACCGTGCTGCCCCGCAGGAGCGGTCACGGAACAAGCTTGGCAAGAAGCACAAGCTGCTGCCGAACACGCTGAGGCATTAGCTGACGCTGCGGCTCAGAACGCCCTAGAGCTTTAGGAAGCAGTCAGGGCAGATGTCGTCAACGCCGGGCCGCTGGCGCTCCCAGCCGTATTGGGCGGCGGCTTCTTTGAGGGCTTCAGATGCGGCAGGAGCGGCGACAGGAGCGTTGCGTTTGCATCTGTCGCATCTCACGGTCCACCCTTTCTTCCTCAGCGCTGTAGTCATGTGAACAGGTTACTCAGGTTCAGGCCATTCGGTCGCATCGAAACGTGATGCTGCTTCCTGAGCGCATTGCCCGCAGATCCCCCCGTACTGATTCCATTCGGAAGGCCAGTACACCGGGTTGATATGGCGGCAAGGCCAACCGCATCGTGGGCATGTCAGCTTGAACGATTCTTTGCCGACACTTGGTGAGGTGATTTCGTGTCTAGGTAATCTGTTAGAACGTGTACGAACTTGAACCAAGGGAGAGTCCTGTGAGTGATATGGAAGCGGAAGTGTACTCGGGTGATATGCGTGGTTGTGATGAATGCGGTGTCGGGCCAGAGGATGAATGTTTGCCTGATTGTCCGTGGGTTGCTGCGGCTGAAGATGCCGCCACTACTGGGCCTCCGCCCGGCCCGGTTCCGTTGATCGACGTTCTCGCAAATGTTACGGAATGATTGCATTCCGTCTACATGTGCGCGTAGCCTTGAAACCCAACAGCCACCCGCTCATCCAAAACGGGTGGCTGTCGCGTATCTAACCGACAACTGAAAGAGGTGACCATGAGGCTGAATCTCAGGTCTGTATCTATTGCCGCAATCGTGATCTTATCTGCGGTGTCAAGTATTGGCTGTACCCCGGAAGAAATAGCTGCCTACGCAACGATGAACCCGGCGGAACAGGCTGCTGTGAAAGCGCATCTGCAAGCGCAGGCTCAACCTGTTGTTCATGCCCACACGCCCCCCGGCGGTTTCCTTGCGTGCGTCCGTAGGCATGAGAGCGGCGGGAATTACCAAGCGAAGAATCCTCGTTCGACCGCTTCAGGCGCTTATCAGTTTTTGGATTCGACTTGGAGAACGATGAGCGCTCGGGCAGGTCACTCTGGTTGGGGTTCGGCACGTTATGCGCCGCCGTGGGTTCAGGACGCAGTTGCGATCTACACCGTGAACAGCGGTTGGCGGTCTGCGTGGAACGGCACCGGCTGCTAACACTGGGCGGCGCTCGGCCCGGCGGTGTCCTTGACGGGGTGTTGCCGGGCTAACCCAACTTGAACATGTTGGCTAGGCGCTCGGGGCCGGGGGTGCCGTCAGCGGGCCGGGCGATAGATACTTGGTGAGGGTTCTGCCTGATCGTTGTGCCTGCCAACGCGACCCGGCATGGGTCGTCCGCATCATCACAATTCCAGTTTGGTCGGTACAACCAGACTGTCCATTCGCCTCGTGCTGTTTCTTGTGGGGACCGTTCGTAGATTTTGATCCCTGCGCCTTTTAGTTCAGCGCGAAACTTCTCGTCAGCTTCGATCATGCGTGCGGCGGAACGGTTGTCTTTGTGTTCCTCGTAGTCGAAGCATCGTTCTGTGAGAGCGTTTGCCCATTCGCTGTGACGGATAGCGTTCACAATGGTCTTCT